GCCGCGTCTTAACGGCGGGGTTGAGGTCGAAACGGCAGAGGATTATGCTTCACGTATTGGCGCGGCTATTGAGGAAGCACTTGATAACAACCGCGCAGATTTTCCGGGCGGCACAATCCGTTTTCGGCTGAACGAAATGCAGCTATTGCAGGATGCGGGGGAGGCTGACAGTTTCCATTATTTTGCCGTTGTCAGTGCCCGGGTTATTGCTTGACCAACAGAATCGCCCTTGCGCTTATCAAGCAAATGGTGGCCGTAGGTCAACTGGACGCTGACGATATTGCGGATATGTGCGATGATTTACCAGAGCGCGATAAGAACGCCGTCATGGCCGCTTGGGTTGAAGGCGTGGCTGGGCCGCAAGAGGCATTTAAGCCGACGTTGCGGATTGTTGATTAACCTTTGCGCCCCTAATAATCTTACCCGTTGGCGAAACCTTAAAACCATAGCAATCAAGGAAGCAACAAAAATCCGGCCAAAGCACCCGCTTGTTAAGATTCTGACGCCAACTTAGCATAATTCTGCGGCCACATTTTTTGTGCTTTATGCCCGGCTTCCACAAAATAAACCCAAGCCGAAAAAAATCTATTGACCATTTTCTTACACCAGATGAACAGGGCGTTTTGCTGATATATGGATTCAGGAGCGCGTTCCGATAATGTTTCGCTAGGTATCTTATGTATGCAAGCCGAAGTCTAATCATGGCTGCATAATTAGCGCAATTAAAAGCAAGGTCAACAATAAAAGACGGCGGTAAATTAAATGGCAAACGCGGGCTAGTATTTCCCAAATTTCAAAGGGAACCCCAAGTATGTCTCGTCCTGTCCAATATGATTTTGCCCTTATCAAATACAGCAACATGGCAGCAACGCCAGTCTTTACGGCGCTTTGCGGTGTGGTTGACGTAAATGTAAATCACGTTGCCGAAACGTCAAGCACTCGCGTTCGTGATTGCGCTACCCCTAACGTGCCAGGCACGCAAAAAGTCAAAATCCTTGGCACAAGTTGGACCGCAACTAGCACTGGCCTGACAAACGCGACGATTGAAGCTGCAATTCGCACAAACCTTTTTGGCAAAAAGGTAAATTACAAAATTGAGTATTACGCTGATGATGGCACATCGGGCGGTGATTTGCTTGGCACGGATTCCGGCCTTGCGATCTTGACGGCGAACAACAAGAGCATCGCAACCGAAGGTGAATCCAGCCAAGAGTTCACGTTTGAAGGTGAAGGCGACCTAACCTACGTGGCAGCGCCATAAGGTAAAGGTCCATGGACACCGGCGTCGATCTTAAATTTGCCGATGGCGAATATCATTTTGCATTGCTCTTGCCACAGATATTCGAATTGGAAAGAAACTGCGGTGGGCTAGATGCCGATGGTGCCCGTCGCAGTAAATCCATTTTTGAAATATATGAGGAATTGAGCGCGGGCCTTGGCTTATCGGCTGACGGTGACGCTGTTTTTATGGGCGGCGGCAAGGCTCATGCAAAAGACATACGCGAGGCTATCCGTCTCGGCTTGATAGGCGGCGGGCAGACGCCGATAGACGCAAAGCAGTTGGTAGATGATTATTGCTTTCCAGTGCGTCCTATAGCCGAATGCTTAGGGGTTGCGTGGGCAATCTTGCGGGCAGTGATTGAGGGGGTTGAGGTTAAAAAAAAAGTGGCCGTAAGCGAAGAGGCCGACCAGAACCTCTCCCAAAAGGAAGCATAATAGCGAGTTGCGGTGTTTTGCATCTCGATTGGGAGCGAACTTCAATGAGCGCATATTTCGAGGCATTAGAAGCGCACAATGATAGCGGCGATGGCAAGAAGCCAATAAGCGAGGCCGACGCAAGGCGTCTGCGCGAGTTTAACAAAGCGCATGGGGTTGTATAATGGCTGTTGAAGTTGACCCCTTAATTCTTGAAATTCGCGCCGACTTAAAGCAGTATCGGGCGCAGTTACAATCCACAACTTCGCTTGTGGCTTCGAGCCTTGGTCAGCAGGAAGGCGCTATCCGAGATTTGGAGCGCCAGATGCAGCGTTCCAGCGGCGCTATATCTAATTCATTGGGCAGTATCGCGGGTGCATTGGCTGGGGCGTTTAGCGTTCAGCAAATTGGTTCGCTTATTGACAACTTCACGCGGCTGCAAAATAGCTTGCGAGTTTCGGGGTTGGAAGGCCAGAACCTTGCCAATGTGCAATCGCAGTTGCTTGACCTGTCGGCGCGATACGGCGTTTCGATCAATGAACTGGCTGACCTTTACGGCAAATCAAGTCAAGCGGCTGCGGAATTGGGCGCGTCTGAAGCGCAGCTAGTGCAAATTACCGAGGCCAGCGCACAAGCGTTGAAGATAACGGGAACCAGTGCCGTTGCAGCGCAGGGTGCATTGCTTGGCCTTACGCAGGCGTTGTCTAGTGGCATTGTCCGAACGGACGAGTTTAACCAGATAAACGAGGGCGGGTTGCGTCCCCTTTTGCAGGTTGCGGCTAATACCGAACGCTTTGGCGGTAGCGTAGCCAAGTTGCGGTTGGCTGTTCTCGAGGGCACGGTTACAAGCAAAGAATTTTATCAAGCGATATTGAACGGAAGCGCCGAACTTGAAGGTAAAGCCAATAAAGCAACGCTGACACTGGCTGGCGCGTTCACGGCATTATCAAGCCAGTTGACCGTTTACGTGGGCGAGGCATCGGCATCAAACGGCGCAACGGCTGCGCTGGCTGCGGGCATCGGTGCGCTTGCGAACAATCTGGATAAGATAATCCCGGCACTTGCAACTATCGGTGCTGTAATTGGCGTTAGATATGTGTCGGGGCTTGTGGCGGCAACGGTAGCGTCTACGGGTCTAAAGGTTGCAAGCATTGGACTTGCGGCGGCATTAAATGGCACGACTGCTTCGGCGACAAAAACTGCGCTGGCTATGAATGCGCTTGGCAAAACGGTTCCTTTTCTTGCTGTAACTGCGCTGGTTACTGCGCTCGGTTATTTGGTTACGGAAAGCAACAATCTAGCGGACGCGACGGCCAATGCTACGGACAAACTGGCGGATGCGGAGGAGCGGTTTAAGACCTATAAGTCGGCGGCGGAGGCTGCTGGAATAAATGTTGGACAATCCGGTGCAACGGCAGAAATCGCGGGGGGTAAATTTGACAAGTTAGGCGCTGCAATGGGGCGCGCTATTGCCAAATATGTGCAACTTGCGGCTAACGCTCGCCTTGCGGCCATTGCCGTTTCACAGGCAAACATTGCAGAGGCTCAAACTTCATTAAATAAGTCTCGGAGCCGGGTCGTAGCTGGACAGTTTAACGCATTTGGTGGCGTTCTTAGCAGATTAGACATTATTGGCGGGGAGTCCGATAGGCAAAATATTGCCCAGCAACGGGCGCTCATAAGGCAGGAACGCGCCAATATTAAATTTCTTTCAACTCTGCCTGACGGGGTGATAGAGCCGCAAACGACAAAAGACGCAACCACAACACCGACAACTGGCGCGGGCACGTCAAGGGCTGGCCGGGCGGGTGGCGGATCTCGCGGCGCATCAGGGCCAAGCGCAGAGGAAATTGAAGAGCGATTTAACAGAGAGTTGATTGCCTTAACGCAGCAAACGCTATCCGCTCAACAATCCGTTGCCAAATCGGCAGAGGAAAAGGCGGAGTTTGAACTGCGCTCAATCGAGTTGGCAAAGTCACAAGCAATCGAAGGCATTAAGGCCGAAAAGGATTATACCGATGCACAAAAGCAAAGGTTAATCCAGCAAATCGAAACACTGGCGTTTGAGGAGGAGGAAGCCGTTGCTGCGCGTAAGCGGGCTGACCTTGCACAAGAAACTGCTGATTTAGCGGAAATTCAAGCGCGTAATGCCATTGCTGCGCTTCAAAACGAATATGATTTAGCAACGTCAATCAAAGACCGTGCGCGCATTGCCGCGCAAATTGCTGAAACTGAAACACAAGCGGCGCTCGATGCCGTTGACCGCCAGTTACTTGATAAAGAGATTAGCAATGCAAAGCGTCAAGAGTTAGAGGCTATTCGTGCCGGTATTTTAATCGCAGGGGACCGTCGGGCATTAGACGCCCAAAACGGCAACCTATCGCCATCGGCGCAGTATCTAAAAGATATAAACGAACTCGACTTTGGGGATGAAACTGAAAAATTTGGCGTTGACGCGCTTAAAGATTTGAACCGTGGCCTCGCCGACGCGATTGTCAACGGCGGCAATCTAGGCGATGTTTT